AACACTACAGCGATCAAAGAAGGTCAAATTGTAGCAGAAGAAATGAGGGACGATGTACACACACTCAAAACTGATGTGGCTTTATTAAAGCAAGACTCAATTAATGCAGCGGCATCAAGAGACGAAATAAAGGCTAATCAGGCTGAAATACTTAAACTTCTTAGGAATAAAATTTAATTGGCTTTAATTACTGATCTAATTACAAAGAAGCAAAGAAACAGAATAGATCATAGGCGAGTTGCTTGTTTCTGTGATACTAGCTCAACTAATGCGCTTGCTCAATGTCAGGCGTATTATGCTGCCTATCCCGACTTAGACGCAAACCTTATATTTCAGTATGACCTTTCTACTGTTGGCGCTAAAGATGTAGCAACTGGATGGAGCCTTTGGGTTAGTGATTGGGCTGACTTCCTAGTTGATAATAATATAGAAGCAATTTGCTGCAATCCAGAATTAGATTTAGATAACCCTTGGGGTTACACTTTTAATGTTTCTGGTGCTAGAGATAGGTCTTTTCTTCAATTTCTTGCAACAGCAGTTGTGTACAAGCAGTACATAAAAAAATACAATCTTACAGAACTTCCATCATTCGGGCTTCCATCCTATCCAAATTTAAGCGGAACTCCTGGAGTATTAAACAATACATGGTGGGATAAAATGGGCGGGATCTTAGATAGCCCACTAAGCTCAAGTGACAACTCTTTTTTGCCAGCATCTATTACAACCGGAGCTGGTGATAATCTGTACGATTACGATGTACAGGGAACTGTATCAGATCCTCAAGCTGCATTAAAAGGTTTTTTTGCTTCTGACTGGGACGTTAGAGTTGACTATTTAACCCAGCCAATATCAATGCTTCCTTCTTGGCGAATAGGATGGAAGTCTGGATCTTACAATCCAGCAGAAATAACTACAGCAGAAATAACTGCTATGGTTGAAAGGTCTATAGCGACAGCAGGAAGTATAGAGTCTCATATAGATGATCCAATAGTATCTTCTTCAAGGAGAAGAAGTACTCAAGCTTTTGTTGGTCAAGCTATGGCTGTTGATACTATAGCTAAAGACATGGGCTTTACTGACGTTAAGTGGGGTTACTCAGAAAAAGGTAGCGGAGTAAACGTTTTAACAACGTGGAATAGCAAGTTAAATACTGGCAACTACGATCCAGACGAAACATCTAACACAAATGTAGCGTTTATAGAGAATGAAACGGCGGGTACAGTAGGCAATACCTACAGAGATATAAGCTCAAATTATTCTTCTGGAACTTACAGGTGGCACGCCCATAATACAAACACATTCCCTATGCCAGCATATATATATATTGGCGGATGCTTAGTAAACCAAAACCGGCAAACCAATGGATCTTGGTGCGATGCAGGAAGCGATGCAATATTTGACATAAAAGATGGTGCATTTTTATTTGAAATGACATCTCATTTCCTTTATGTTGGTGGTTGGGCTATAAAGAACGGAGCTTCAGGAGTATTTGGTTCTTACGAAGAGCCTGGATCAAATCAAGTTGATCATGGTTCTGCAATAATGTCGAACCTTTTGCGAGGGCATCAATTAGCTACTGCGGTTCTTTTTGGCCAATCAATTGAACCAAAGTCTACAGAATTATGGGGGGACGGGTTATCCGCTCCGTACTACAACGAATCAGAAGAAGAAAGCAATATGAATAACGTAAAATTTGAATTAGTGGCAGTAAGAGGGTCTGCTGATTTAACAGCAGCCGTTCCAGCTATTACAGTAGCAGGAACAGGGCATCAAGTTGGTGATATTATTACACTTAACGGCTCAGCCGTAACTTCACCCGCTAGCGGTTTAAAAATAAAAGCTTCATCTGTTGATGGCTCTGGCGGAATAACTGCTTACACCTGGGTTTCTGGTGGTATTGGTTGGTCAAACAATGAGGTTGCACAGCAGTCAAACACAAGCGGAAGCGGTATCAATTTAAGGTTAACCCTTGGCACTGTGATTGGCTCTACTCCATTATCATTTGGATTCTTCAGCGATGCACTGACAACACAAATTGCAATTGATCCCGATACAATAAGTGCAAAGCTATACAATAATGCTGGTGTTGAGTTTGCTTTTTCGCAATTTAATCCAGATATTCCAGATCTTCATGGATTACTTTCAAACCCTGCAAGTAACCAATTTGGCAGACCTGCTGGGATAGTCTTGTGGGTTGAAGGCGATCTTGACGAATACCCTTATGGCGACAATGTTGTTATTTATATCAATGATGTTGCTTATCCGTTTTTAGAGTCATACATTACGGATGGTTCTGCTATATGGTCAAACGCAACAGCTTCAGCCGTTGATGGGTTTAGTCGTCTGGAATGGAATATAAGCGGCGCAACAAATCCAGCGCCATTATGTATAGAGGGCGACAAAATTGGGATGAGTCTAACAGTCCCAGAACGTCAATCATCAAAATCAGTTATCTCACGATCAGTAATTTCACATAACACAGAATCATAAGGAAAGAACAATGGCTTCAGCAATATACATAACATCAGGAACAGCGGCGGCAACAGGAGCTGACTTTCCTTTAAGCTCAGGAACATCTCGATTGTTTTACTGTAAACCAGCATTAGGCTCTAATGAGTCTTTAACTTTAGATATTAAAAATGCTGACGGAACTTACACTCAGGTAGGCACTCTAGCAAACTCTGGCAACCAAGCTGGTACAGTTACAGCAACAGGCGCTGGGGCAAGTACATTTAGAGTAAGTCGATCTACCGTTAGTCCAGCAAAGACTGTATACTTCGATTGATGATTAAACGACAAAAGAAAAGAAAGCTAACCAAGCAGCAGGACAAATTTGTTGATCTTATGGCCCGTGGTTATCACGAAGGCCGAGATCCAACAAAGATGACTGTAATGGATGCTTTCCGTCTTGCGGGCTATGCGCCTGACAACGGTAACGCCTATCGCTTATACAAAGACCTAAAGGATATAATCAAAGAACGAAGAGATGATCTGGTTGAAGAAAACCAGGTTGCCTCTTTGGCAACTAAGATTATAGAAGATATTATGGTTGATCCAGAGAATCGACCAGAGATCCGTTTAAAAGCGGCTCAAGATATTCTGCACAGAACAGGCCATGATAAGCCTAAAGAACTAAATGTTAAACAAACCGTATCAGACCTTTCTGATGCAGAACTTGATGAACAACTATCGGAACTGATTGAATCATCTACCAATGTCAAACAACTTAAACAAGGCTGAGAAAGAGAGACTCCTTCGATTAATGAAGGAGAAAGAAGAGAGGATTCTATTTAATCAAATAGGACAATGGACTCCCTATGGCTGGCAGGAGCTACTAGCCAGCGCTACAGAGGAGAACAATCAGTGTTTGGCAATGGCGGGTAACAGGGTCGGTAAGACTTATACCGGAGCTAGAATTACCGCTTGTCACTTGACGGGCAAATACCCAGACTGGTGGAAAGGTAAACGATTTACCAAGCCTATCAACGCATGGGCAGCGGGTGCTAGTACAGTAACAACAAGGGACATCTTGCAAAAAGAATTGCTAGGTGATCCTGTAAACTTATTGATGCGTGGCTCTGGGGCGATACCTAGAGACTGCGTAGTTGATGTAGTTAGAAAACCACAGATACCTAATGCAGTAGAGAGTATTGTAGTTAAGTTCCACAATGCTTTTGGCGTTCACATAGGTGAGTCAGTGATTTCGTTTAAGTCATACGAGATGGGTGAAGAGAAGTTCATGGGTTCTTCGCTTGACTGGATCTGGCTAGATGAGCAGCCGGCACAAAACATATATACACAGTGTTTGACTCGAACGCTGGATAAAAAGGGTTTCGTTATGATGACGTTTACCCCAGAGAGTGGAATGACTCCAGTTATCCAACAGTTTATGAATGATAGGAAGAAAGGTCAGTTTCTAGTACAAGCGGGTTGGGATGAGGCTCCTCACTTAGATGAAGATGCAAAAGAGCAGATTCTAGCCCAGTATCTCCCTAATGAGCGGGAGATGAGAACCAAAGGCCAGCCGGTATTTGGTAGAGGTATGGTATTTCCATACACTCTCGATAAACTTGTGGTCGAAGATTTTACAATACCTGCTCACTGGAATAGAATCTGTGGAATCGATTTTGGGTTTGATCACCCTACAGCTATTGTTTGGGGTGCAATAAATCCAGAGAATGGCTGCTTTTACATTACAGACGAGTACAGAGAATCTCGTCAAACAGCAACGCAACACGCTATAGCGATTAGATCTAGGTCAGTTCAGCCACCTATAGCTTGGCCGCACGATGGCAATAGAACATTTGATGGTGGTGATTCAATGGCGGTGCAGTACAGACAGGAAGGTGTAAACTTCTTGCCTGAGCACTTTACTAATCCACCAGATTTATCGCAATCTAAAGGTGATATAAAGATAGCTCCAGGTATTACTGCCATCTCGCAAGCAATGGAGAAAGGGTTATTTAAAGTATTTCAAAGTTGTCAGTATTGGCAGCAAGAGTATGGCTCATATCACTTTGGCGAGAACGGTAAGATTGTTGATAAAGCAGACGATTTAATGTCAGCAACTAGATACGCATTTCAAAGCCAGCGATGGTCACAGCCAAGTAAAGATGAATCAAAAAGAAAGCGTCCTTGGGAATCTAAGGAATCTAACAGCAATTACAACTGGGTCACATAATGATCACAAACAAAGATTTACTGAGTACTATTAATTCCTATGAAGATAATGTTTCTGATCACATGGATAGCGATGCAGCGCAAACTCGTGCTGATTTACTTGATTACTATCTTGGTGAGTCTTACGGCAACGAAAGGGATGGCTACTCAAGTATTGTTACACGAGAGGTCTACCAGACCATTGAGAATATTAAAGCAGATATAGCGGAGTTATTTGTAGCTGATGATGAGACTGTACGATTTGAACCAGAAGGTCCAGAGGATGTTGAAGCAGCACAGCAAGCTACTGACTACATTCGCTATGTATTTTATCGCCAAAACGATGGCTTCAGCAATATTATGGATAGCCTTATCGATGGTTTACTACAGCGTCAAGGTGTTATTAAGCGCTGGCGAGCTATGGAAGACTCTACAACCACTCACGACTTTGATGACATATCTGAAGAGTCATTCATGTTACTTGATGCTGATCCAGAAGTGGAAATCACTGAGTTCGAGGAATACTTAGACGATCTTACTCAGACAATATATTACTCTGGCAAAATGCTACACACAACAACTAAAAGCTCTACTCGTGTAGAAGTTGTTCCACCTGAAGAGTTTGGTATTGATCGCAACGCCACTACAGTAAAAGAGGCTCGATTTGTTCGTCAGCGTAGTCAAAAGTCTAAAAGCGACCTGTTAGAAATGGGTTTTAGCGAGTCGAAGATTGACAAAGCGTCAACCTCTTCTGGCTACAATGAATATGACTCGCCTGAGCGTATTGCTCGTAACTTCGATACAGATGATTACGATGGCGATGAGAATCAGATTGCAAACACTTACGACTTACATGAGGTTTATATTCGTGTAGACCGTGACGAAGACGGATTTGATGAGTTAATTAAAGTTTGTAAGATCGGTAATACAGTACTAGATATTGAAGAAGTTGATGAGATTCCTTTTGAAACTTGGACTCCTATCCGTATGCCGCACAAGCTTACAGGTCTTTGTCCAGCGGATGCCGCAGCGCCCATCCAGAAGATGAAGAGTACGCTTTGGCGTAACCAGTTAGATAATCAGTACAACTTAAATAACGGTCGCCCTGTGGTAGTAGAGGGACAAGTAGACCTAGACTCAGTAATGAGTAGTAAGCCTGGAGCTCCGTATTTAGTTAAGCACCCTAATGCTATCTCATTCCCTAATCAGCCTTCGTTTGGAGCTCATACCAACAATATGATGGGTATGGCTGATCAAATGCTAGAAAAAGATGTAGGAT